AGTAGTCGCCCGAGTTCAGCATGCGCAGCAGCGTGGACTTCTCCAGCGCGCCGGCCCCCACGTTGAACACGAACGACACCAACGCGTCGAACTGGTCTTGTGATAGCGGCACCTTGACAAGGCGCAGCACCGCGGCTTCCGCGTCGCGTACGTCCTCGCGCAGCCACTCCATGGCCTGCTCGACCGTGCACGTGTCGCCCTTCTTGACGCCGCGCGTGTGGCCAACGCCGATGGTCCATGGGTGGCCGTCGCTGGAGCCGGGGTCAGGGTACGCCTTCGTCTCCAGTCCCTCGTGGTGCCGGATGAACTCAAGTCCTGAATCACTGGTGCGCACTGTCGACCTCCTTCTTGTTGTCGAGGCTTTGCTGCCTCTGCCCCAGCACACGCTCCACACTGGCGTGCGCCACTACGATCCCGCCGTACGCAATCCACAGCCACTCAGAGCTATGCCCGCTCGCGACGGTGTGCACAAACGCCCACGTCATAGACGCCTTGCCGATATTTGACCAGACGGCCGACTCGCGCAGCTTCCCCGTGCGGTGGTCAACCACCAAGTCCGTGATTCTCCACTGGCGCGTCACACGAACACCACGAGCTTCAAAACGGCAGCGGCGATCATCCCGACGCCGGCCACAATGCCCATCATGACGTACTGCCGCAGCTCCTTGAGCCCGGGCAGCACCGTCTCGATCTTGTTGAGGCGCTCTTCATGCTTCTGCATGGTGGCCGCCCCTAACTGCAATCGTTCAGAAATGGCGACCTGCCGCTCATCAATCCGCACCAGCAAGCTGATGCTCTGGCCGATGGAGTCCAACTTGTCATCCATCTTGCGCCCTTGCTGGTCAACGGCGTCGGCCAGCCGATCAATACCCGCTTCCAGGCGTTGCACACGGTGGGGTAGGAGGTCATCTGTCATGCGTTATCCAATCTGCGCGTAGTCTGGTTGTTTTCAGTTGGTGCGTTGGGTGACGCTGTTACCTAACCAGTGAAACTCAACACGGAATAGCTGACGGGGAAAGGGGACGCGGCTGCCCACAAAGCAACGGCTGTGGTATTCGACAGCCCCACCACAGTGTTGTAATTTGCGAGTGTTGTGGTGACTTGTACCTCTGGCCCAAGGCTGTTGATAGTGCCAGCGAAGCCATGCAATTGGGCAAACAGTTTAAACCCATCGGAAGATTTTCTGGCAACCCGAATAATGCCACCGTCCCACGCTCTGGAAACAACCATGCCGTTGAAAGAAGCAGCACTTGTTTGGTCTTCCACAGAACTATAAGTGGTAACGGTGCCAGAAGTAGCTGCTCGAAATGCTTTGAGAACGCCACCAGTTTCGTAAAAATGGGCACCCAATCCACCCAGCATGTCGGCAACAATGATGGTGGAATTCGGGGGGGCGTAAACTGTGCCACCAAGAGTGACAGTTCCCCCGGAAATGTTGTATGCGCGGCCAGTGCTGGCGAGTACAGCATTGCTGGAAGACGCTGCTCGAAGTGGTTGTCCCACAATGCTGGCAAGCGTTTGATCGGGGCCTGCAGCGCTCAAGACTCCGGCAGCAGAATTCAACACGCGGGCATATGAAGTGCCCGAGTTGGTCCACAGCACCAGTAAGGTTGTGGAATCCAACGCGCACAGTTGGGGAACATTTGGGGCACCCCCGGTCACCAATGTGAACGTGCTGACAACGCTCATCGTGGCAAGGTCAACTGTAGACACAGTAAGCTGGGTGCTGCCGCTGATATCTACCCCCGCCGCGTAAGTGCCCTCAATAAGGCATCTAGCGTCAGTAGACGCGGGAGACCCAAAGGTGACAGTATTACCAGAAACAGTCCCTTTGCGGATGCGAAACCCGGAAGAACTATAGCGCAGCGCAAACTCAGTTGAACTGATCCGAAACACTAGGAGGTCTTCTCCATTGAACCCAGCAGCACCCACAGACCCCGGGACAATTTGTCCCGGTGGCCCACTTGCGGCAAAAAAAGTCGGGCCTACTGTGAACACATCAGGCCTTGAAGTCTTTGTTCGTCGCTCATCGGTCCCCTTTCTAATTTGTGGCGGGTTTCAGTCAGCAGTCATCAAACTCGCAAATCAAAAGAGTGTTTGCGTCCACTGGGTAAAAACTGCCAGGGTCGGACATTCCCCGCGCGATATTGGACAGCCGGACGTGGTCGATATAGCCCAGGTTGTTGTGCCCGATGGCTATTACGCCGGGCACAGTTGCCAAGGACTGACTGCTCGTGACGCTGCTGGAGACTCCGTTGACGGTTAGCGTCCAGGTGGTGCCTGAGCGTCGAATGCCGACCCAGTTCCATTCATTTAGCCGCATCGTCGTCGGGGAACTTGTGAAGTCCAAGCCAGCGCCGCCGTAGCAATTGAACCGCAGGGTGCCGTCTGACATGTGGCCCAGGGTCATGATCTGCGTGGTGCCCGCGCTGTTGAGACTAAAAATATTCCGCAAGCCTGAATTTACTGTTGGATAGTAGGCTGCCTCCAGCGTGAAATCTGCCGTGCCAAGATTCAGGCGCGCGCCATTGAACGGCGAGTTGTTGGTGCTGTCCGCGTAGTAAGCCAGCGTGTTGCCGTTTGGTTTGAGCGAGCTTGAGCCAAGAAACTTGATGCCTGTTTCTTTGACTGCAGTGTTCGTCAACGAGAACGTGTAATTGCCAGTGCCGTCCTCAAAGAACCCCGCGCAAAGGTTACTTGTGGCAAAAAAAGTAGGTCCCGTGGTAAACATGTCAGGCCTTGAAGTCTTTGTTCATGACGCAGATCCACTTCGACGTTGCACCGTTGTAGTAGGCCGACATGAAGTCCACAGCGTTGGCTGATGCGGTGAGCGTTGGTTCTGTCCCGCCAGCAAATTGGTAAGCACTGGCGAACGTGATTGTGCGAGGTGTGGCCGGTTGCGTGAACACGAAGTTGCACACCATGCCGTCGGTCGCATTGGTCGGCTCGGCCAACGTGAAGTTCTGATCCGGCGTGAGTGTGAAGTTGTTGGACAGTGATGCATCGACGTTGACTGTCGCACCAGCAGTCAGAGCAACAGGTAGCACAGACTGGTTTTTCGTGAACACGTTGACGGTGTTCGAGTAGATCGACCCCGCACCGACAACCTGCCACGTAGCTGCAGTGCTGCTCGTGGCCATTAACACCTGCCCCGCGACCGGCGCCGTGGCCGAGCTCACATTCACCGTCGTTGTCGCCGATCGCAGCGCGTTCGTCGAGCCCGAGGTAAGCGCCGTGCCGTCCTGCCATGTGGCTGCCGATCCGCCGGTGGCGACGAGCACTTGTCCGGTCGTAGGCGCCGCCGCTGCGCTGACATCCACCGTTGTGGTTGCTGACTTCAAAGCCTGGGCTATGCCCGCCGTGAGTCCTGCGGCCGTGCCTGTCGCGTTGGTCAAGACCACAGCAGAGGGCGTCCCAAGGGCGGGCGTAACCAGTGTCGGCGACGCGGCCTTCACCAGGGAACCCGTACCCGTCACCGGGATCCACTCAACAACGTCGGTTCCGTCGCAGCGAAGCATTGCCGCAGCGCCGTTGGCAACAGAAACGCCGGACCCCGCCAACGTCTTCAGCGTGATGGCGAACCCGCCCGTCGTCGCGTTCTCAACGATATACAGCTTTGGCTGCGTGGGGCACACCACGTTGCGAGCGGCGGTGAGCGTGCCAGTGATTCGCAGTACGGCGTTTCGTGCCTCGTCGGCCGCGCCGTTGTTGGCCGTCAACGTGTAATTGGCATTGTTGTTGTGCGTAACCACCACACGCCCCGCAATGGCGTCGTCAACGCCGTTGGTGATCCCGGAATTGACCTCGTTGCCCCACGTGCCAAACAACTCTCCTGTAGTCGGCTTGGAGAGCCGCAGCTTGCTTGTGTACGTTGTGGTTGCCATTACCGTGCCTTCCTACGATAGTCGTCCGAGCGACCGATCATTCCAAATGCCTTGACCTGTGCAAGCGCCTCTTGATACTTGGCCTCGTACATTGCCACGACGTCCGCCTCCTCCTTGAGGAACACTGCCGCGTCGCGCAACGCGCCGTACTGCAGCGCGAACTCAAAGTTGTCGCCCAGCCAGGTTGTACTGACATCCACGATCGACGGCGGGTAACCGAAGTAGCGCAACTGCGACACCAATGTCGCGTCGGGGATAGGCGCCAACTGCAACGTCAGCGAGTCCTTGACCCCGTAGTACCGTGGCGTGCCTGTGGCCGCCGCAGTTGGGTATGCGGTCTGCAGGAAGTCGATGCTCTTGGGTAACAAAAAAATCATCTCGCCGGCCACCGTCACCGCGAAACTGTCTACGGACAGGAAGTCCGGAGGCATCGTGACTGTCGCCACATTCAACGTCACGGCCGGGGCGGCAGCCAACTGCGTAGCGGTCAGATCCGCGTCTTGGTATATCCGCTTTTCCGCCGCGCGGACAAAATCAGGGATGTGCCCGGCGAACGTGGGCTCCGAATCGACAGCGAAGTCGAGGATTATCTGGTACAGCTCTGCGTATGTCATACAGGTTCATTCCCGGGTCCGACGTAGGACGGCGTGTAGGGTGGGACCGGAGCCTCTACCACATCCGGCCGCGGTTCGCGCAGCGCCTGGGGGTCGTAGATCGGGAACTTGCCCAACCAGTTTTGCGGGTGATCGGGGTCGTGGCAACTGTCGCACACCTTGTTCTTGCGCGGGTTGCCAGCTACTGTCTCGCCGCGCAACTCGTTCAGCAGAAACCGCTGACCGCAGCGGTCGCATATGCCCCACGCGCGTGGCCCCCGCGCAAACATCAGATCCGCCCCACATATGGCACGATCCGCATCGGTGTCTTCTCGCGATCTTCGTCAGCCGCCCGCTGCCAGTCCTCGTCGTAGACCTCCTTGAGCACAGGTATGCGCGGCGCGGCGCCGGGGATCTTGAACGCGAGGTAGTAGGCCAGGCCCGAGGCCAGCGGAGGGAGGAACCGAAAGGGGATGTCGTTGGTCACGTCCGCGCTCGCGCCCGCATCCTGGATCCGGCGCATGCGCCAGTAGACCAGGGTGTACGTTGCCGAGCCGTCCGGCACGGGCCAAAGAGTGACGGTGGGGGCCGCACCTGCGCGGGTGACAACCATCTGGATGGGTTTGCCCGTGCTGAGCTTGTTGGGGATGGTGCTGTAGACCGAGTTGCTGATCCGGGACATCACCTGGTCGCTCTGGGTGGCCACCACCCCGGCGTTGGTTCGTACCACGGTGTCCAGAAGGTCGACCGTGTCGGCTGGCAGGGTGTACGTCGCGGTGCCCGCCACAAGCGCAATGGTGCCGGAATCCAACGTCCAAAGGTTGATCCCCCGGTTGGCCCAGTCAGCAAACAACAGGTTGAGCGAGCGCCGGGCGGTGCGAAAGTCGTACCCGGTGGTCAGTTCGGCGCCACACCGCTCGAAGG